AATTTTTTTTACTTTTTCTTAATCCAGATTTGATTGCAATTTCTTCGAGGTCATCGAGGGTCATTTGCGTTCTCCTTTTTGCAGAGAATAAATGATTAATAAATAGTTTGCAACCTAGGATTTGTTTGTTTATTTTTTTAAATAGATTACCCAAGGGGTGGAAACATCCACCTCAATCCCAGAGTTTCCTCCCAGATAACGCATGACGCAGCGATTCATTCATTAAGAGTCTTGTCCCACCACTTTCCTCTTAACTATTCCGGTCCCTCGCTGACAGGCCAGAACCCAAACACGGGGTGCAATGCTGGGTGTCTTTTATTCCGCGCAGCCGATTCAGGCCCATTGCTATCGTGCGGAGTACGGTCAGCTGGCCAATAAAAAAACCCCAAATCCTTGGGTGGTGCGGCCTGGCAGGGCATCCTTGGAATAAGTCCTCATTAAGGCAAATGACCAATTCCAAGCATTTATCGCACCACCGAAAAATTCGGGGTTCAATGCCTTAATGAGATTCCACCGGTTGCCACACCGCTGACACTCATATATTACCACGGATAGGCAAGTAGGCAAACGCCTATTTTTGGTAGGCAAACAACTATTTTTCTAGGTGTTTACCCTAGTTTTATAGGGGATTTCCCTAATTTTGATAAAAAAACACTTTCCAGACCGGACAAAAAGGAGAAACAAAATGTTTACAGCACTTAACCCAGTAGAATTTGCAGAAGTTATGTCGGTAGGCCGTCATATTCCTTCGGCATTTGAATCTAAGTCTGATTTAGAAAAAGCACTTTCACTAGATGCTGCTGGTGACCGTTATAAAGCACAAGGTAAATTAGAATCAGCTAAATTTGCATATGCCCGTGCTTTACATTATGCAATTCAAGCAGGTCTATAAATTAATCAACGGGGCCTCGGCCCCATTTATCGGAGAGAATAATATGCAAGCAATCGACATTCAAATCACTCAAATTGACCGCCTAGGTTTGTTGTTAGCACAAATTGCTGACTTGACCAAAGAGGCAGACGCAATCAAGGACCAACTCAAAGAGGCAGCAACTGCCGGCGGTCCATCCTCATACGAGGGCAATCTATATCGCGCCACCGTTGTGGCCAGCAACCGCCAGGTTGTTGATTACAAGGCCCTGATCGCTGACATCGGCGTTACCGATGAGCAGCTGCAGATGTTTACCAAAACCACCGCAGTATTTGCAGTAAAAACCGTTAGTCGTTAGTTAACCGGGGCCTCGCGCCCCATTTTTTAGGAGAATAGAGATGGATGATTTGCAAGACTTGCATCACCAGCAGCAGCTGGAACACCAGGAGCAATTAGCGCAGCCGGCTTATTGCGACTACATTGCCCACCTAACCAAAAACGCCATGAATGCGCGGGACCCGCTTGGAATCATTATGGGTGCTGGCCGTATTCATTGGGACCTCAGTCCAGAGGGCCAGTTTCTTAGCACCAAAAAACATATGTTTGTTGTTGATTGCAATAACCGTCATTACAAAATTACTGTGGAGGAATTATGAAAGACACCAAAATTAACCTTGTTGCACATCATTTAATCAGCAAGAAAAAAATAACCAGCTGGGAGGCAATTGGCCGGTATCACGCAACACGCCTAGCAGACATTATTTATGACTTAAAGGCCGAGGGTTGGGACATCTTGACCGAAATGGTCAAGGACGAAAACGGGGTTCGTTACGCTGTATACCGTTTGCTTTCAACACCTAAAAATCATCGGGTGGCAGCATGAAAAAGACTAACTTTGAGGCCAATAAATGGCAGCGCAATCTGTTTGTTAAAAAAGAATCGCCTTGGATGGAGGCCTTGGCTGCAGTTGGTTTAGTAGTGTTTTGTTTACTTTTGGCATTTATTTAATCGGAGAGATGATGAAAAATATAGCAACTGCATTAGTTAAAGCGCAAAAGGCCTTTGGGCCTGCGCTTAAATCGTCCACCAATCCACACTTCAAATCTGACCTACGCCCGCCGGTATTCGCTGCAGGCAGCTTGTGGGATTGCTCCAGAGGACGATGACGGCAACCAGGCATCGCGCCCAGCCAAACCTAAATCAACGCGCACCAAGGCAGAAGTTGAGGCGCAAATATCTGCAACAGCAACAACCGAGCAGCTGACAGCAACTTGGAAAACATTACTGCCAGATGAGCGCGAACTGGTGCGCGAGTTTGCAACCAAACACAGCGAGAAACTAAAAGGGGACGAAAATGCGGGAGCCTAATCCATTTCAACAAGACGGGACCTGGTGGAATGACCGCCTAGGCAAACTAACTGGCTCCAGAATGGCAGCTGCCATGAACTTTTTAAAGTCTGGCAAAGAGTCAAGTGAGCGCGAGAACCTACGGTATGAGGTGGTGGCCGAGCGCATTACTAACACTTTTGCCGACAAATATATGACCGCGGATATGCAATGGGGTGTTGATCAGGAGGCCGCAGCCAAAGAGGCCTTTGAGACCCTTACGGGGTTGATGGTTAAGGATGTTGGCTTTATTGACCATCCTAGTATTCCAAACTGCGGGGTGAGCCCAGACGGCTTTGTTTCTGACGGCTGCTTGATTGAGGTCAAATGTCCCAAGACCAAAACCCATATGAAGTATGTAGCTAATCAAGTTATCCCTGTGGAATACAAGCCGCAGATGCTTTTGCAATCGGCCTGCACGGGCAAAGATGTCTGGTTTGTGTCTTATGACCCACGAATGGGCGAGGGGCGCGATTTGTTTATTAAGAAATACATCCCAACCCCAGAAGAAATCGCAGAGGTTGAGGCAGCTGCTGAGAAGTTTTTAGCAGAATGCGATGCCCTTTTTGACTTTTTTAACGATAAATCAAATTACTTTGATAAAGGAGAATTTTAATGTTAATGATTGGATTAGCCCGCTTGGGCAATGACCCAGAGGTTCGGTATACACAAGACGGCAAGGCCATTATGGATTTGTCCCTAGCGTTTTCTTATGGCCGCAAGGTTGACGGCAAGCAGCCAACCCAATGGGTAGATGGGACCATGTGGGGTGACCGCTGCGAGAAACTAAAACCGCACCTAACCAAAGGCCAACTGTTGTTTGTCAGCATGACCGAGCCCCATGTAGAAACCTATAAGCGCAAGGACGGCACCGAGGGGGTCAGTTTAAGGGCCAGGGTGGGCGAATTAGAGTTTGCCGGGCCTAAGCCTAACTCGCAGCCAGAATCGCCTCAAAGCGCCGAAAAATACCCTTCCCGGTCATATGTGCCTATTGACGATGACAACCCATTTTAGGAGAGGAAACATGAAAATGATCATAGCCGGAGTTTGTTTGTTTATTCTTAGTGGTTGCGGAATCCTGCCAGACAAGCAGGCCATGCCAGAGCAGCAGCTGGTGGTGGACGATAAAGTCCACGCCATGAGCCGTCTTGAGGTGGTTACGGCCATTCAGGATTGCCAGGTAGCCAAGACCAGGGCGGTGGTGATTTACGCAAAACGCAAAGTAGGTGGCATGACCCGTGACATTGTGGTGGATGTTTCATGCGCCCCGCTTTATTGATTGTTGGGGCCGTTTTGCTTGTTTTAGGGCATCTGGAGGCCGTTCATAACGCCTATCTTGAGGGGTTTTCAGACGCCGTAATCATGCAAGAAAAAAACCCCACGGTTGAGGTGGGGCCAAAAGGTGCCAAGGAAACACCAGAAGTCACTATTTAGTCTATCACGCGTATGGCCGAGTACCGCTGCGATCAATAATTAATGCCTGCTGCCGGGGCTTGTCTTCCGGATTGTTGGGGATTGAGATGTGGGTCCAGCGGTCAAACTCGCGGATTACTTGGTCATAACCAATATCGGCAGCAATTACGGCCTTAACTACATCATCTGGGGTCATGCCTGGAACACGAATATCTGCAGCGCAGCCAATCCGGTGTTGGCTAGAGTCTTTAGACCCTACGGCATCATTGACCAGTTTAGACCGAAATGCGCTATTAATCATGACGGGTTTACCGCCAACAACCGTTTTAACTTGCTCTAAAAACTCTGCCAACCGTTTTAAATTTGATAATTCGTTGAGATTTGGTGAGTTGTCCCAGCCGTTCCGAGCGGCAGTTTCAGAGGCCGTTAATTCCTCAAGGGTAAAGTGTTCACTTAGGTTCATCTTTTTTAGCCTTCATTTCCATAATCTTTTCAAGGGTTCGGCCACCAAAATACGCCGACATAATTAACATACCCCATTCGCCTAATAAATTGACATACGATTCTTTGGCATCGTAACCAAACGCCGACATCATGGCAAACAAGAAATAACCCGCAAAAATAGCAACCAAGGACATTGGTCTGATATTTTTAGATAGCCAAGAATCAGAGCCTAAATCTGCTTTCCACCGGTCAGATATATTGTTTTGCTCGTTCATGTCGGCTTGTAATTCGGCCAGCTTGCCTTCCTGCTGCATCTTTAATAATTCTTGCTGGGCTTTGGCTTTAGCCTCTGGGTCTGGAATAAATTTATCTAGGACCTTCATCTGCCTGCGCTTGCTGCTTTGCTACATCAACTGCCTCTTTTTGAACATCCTCGATGTTCTTGCCAATCTCTCTACCAGCCTCTCGGCCCGTCTTTAAACCTTCGCTAATGCCCTTGGCACCAGCGGATAGCCCCAATTCGTCTGCCATATCTCATCATTTATCTTTTAATTTCCGCAATATGTCTGAGATTGGCATTCCTTTTATTTCTTTCCACCCAATATAAATGCAGGCATACATAATGAATAAGAAAAAACTAAAAAATACCGCAAAGGTTATTACCGCAAAAAAGGCGATAAATAAAGCAAACATATTTAGAATGGTCATTAACATTTAATTGGCCATTAGTATGACAACCGAAACAAACAAAAGTATTAGGATATAGATTCTTTTTGCCCAATACTGTTTATTAAGTATCCGCGGGTCTTGAATCAAATAACTTTGCAATTCCAGCATATCCTGCTCGCTTTCAATGTATTTTGGCCTTAACGGATTAAGATCATACTTAGAGCCAATCTTAATTTTGCCGTTGTTATATGGCACATCCATTACTTATCTGCCTTATCGTTTAACCGATCAAAAAACGATGACATAATGCTTTCTAGCTTATCAAACCGCGCGGCCATTTCAACTCTTACTTCTTTTAGATCATCACGGCGCACATAAATTTCTGGTAAGTCTTTTTCAATCTGGTGGATGTCTCGGCGCAACTCTTTAACCGAATCCCAGATTTCTCTAGCAAACCAGCCAATTGCTGCAACAAGGCACCCTAATCCAAAATTAATAATTGTTTGCCATTCCATATTAGGTCTTCATAATGTAGCAAAGCGCATAGTAAGGGGGCAGATTAGCATTAGTTCCGCTAACGCCTGCGTTTGCATTGGTTACAGAAATGCCAGTAACTTTTGATTGAGTATTAATTGTTGATGCGCTTGTATTTGATGTAAAGCCACTATTTAACTGGAATCCATCAAGCGAACCTGATCCTAAATTTTGTGCGTAAGTTTGGAAATGGACATGGCCTGGATCGGTTACAGATGCTGTGTGTGTATGGGTTACAACTACAGCATCGGCAGAGCCACCAGTTGCGTTTACGGCGTAAGATGAGCCAGCGCCTACAACAAATCGGTCTCGCAAATCTGGTGTGCCGTTTGTGCCGTTACACAAAACATAGCCAGCAGGAATAGAGCCAATCGATCCTGACCACAATAATATTCCGCCCGCAGGAATTGGGGTGGCAGCTGGGGGGGTTGCGCTAACAATTCCATATAAATTGTCGTAAGTTTGTATAGTTACATCGGATGAGTCTTTTAAAACAAACTTGTAAAAAAACCCTTCGGTTAACCAAATTGTCGATGGTGGCCGTCCGTCTGTTCCTAAAATAATAGGATTGGTATTAGCAATTAGACCGCTAGAGTCAGTATAAGTAGCAAGCGGGGTTGTTGATCCAGCTTGATAAGTGTAGATTTTGCCGGCGTTTAAAGGCAGGCCATCGTTATTAAAAAACTGAAAACCGTTGCCGATTGGTGAGAGATTGACTGCCATAATTATTGTCCTTTACCAACATCTTTAAGAGGAATCATCTTTTTTTGGGCGCGTTTTAATGCCGATTTTTCTGCCATCGCTACACCTTTTTTAGCGCCATACATACCGCCTACAGTTGCGCCAACTCCAGCGCCAGGCACACCACCAAGCGCCCCACCTACAGCACCGCCAACAGATGTGCCGACAGTACCAAGTAATGGGGCCGCGCCCAAACGAATTAAATTATGGGCTTGTATTGCTGCGCCAGGATAAGATGCATCGTATTTAACAAGATGGCCGGCATCGTGCAAGTCTTTAACCATCTGGGCAATTTCCTTGTCTTCCATCAAAACGCCTAGTTTACGGTTGTTATCGTTTAGGTATTTTGTAATCGCAGCTGCGTTCCATTGGCCTTTATTTTTAGAGCCTTCTTGCAATATACGGTTTGCAAATTGTGCCTTAATTTCTGCTATTGCAGCATCTGCTTGAGGCCGTAATTCGTCTGGCATTTCTTTAAGCAGCTTAATTAAATGTCGCTGCTGGTCTACATCCATCCGCTCAATAGTTGAGGCAATCTTTTCAAATGGCACGGCGCGATTCATGGGTGACTGTGGATCGTAATCCATAATCTTAGCCACGCCTTTTGGATCGTCTAATAAACGAGCAATCTTGGTGCGAATGTCTCTGGCTTTTTTGTAAACATCTTCGCCAGCAACTTTAGTTACATCATTATCAATCTTGTCTTTAAGACGGCCAATAATGCCAGAACGCTCATTATTCCAGTTGGAATTAATGTATCTACGCAATCCTTCGGCTTGTTCTACCGTCATCGGCTTTACTTTGCCGTTTGCGTCTAACAAATCATTTTCTTTTAAATGCGATTCAATACCACGGCGCAAAGACATAAAACTGTCGTTTACCGTAAAGTTAGAATTGGTATCTAAGAATTTTTGTATGTCGTTTGGTATTACGGCTGGCTTAGTGCCGGCTATTTGTTTGGACGAATTGTAGGCCTGATCCATTTGAGTTTGCAGCACATTTTTAAAGTCATCAAACGGGCGCGCAATCCGTGTGCCTCGGTCATATAAAGCGGTTTCATCAAGTCCTAAAGTTCCGCCGGTGCGTTCGATAATCCGTTGACCAAAGTTTTCTAATGTGGCTCGCTCGTTAGCTAATGTATCTCTATATAACTGGCCTACCGGCGCGTCTACTTTGCTGGTCTGGAACTCGTTGGCAGCAGCA